GCTGGAAGACTACTTTTTAAAGCTCGCCGAAAAGGACCTGGCCGACACGAAGCTGAAGACCGCCACATACGACGGTCCGGACGGCGCCAGCGTCGCCGCGACGATGACGAAAACCCTGAAGCTCGTGTATCCGACATACTTAAAAATGGTGTTCGGCGAGGCATATAAGGATGCCGTCACCGAAGAAACCAAATACAAGGTGTCGGCGGCGGCCACACGGATGCTGACCGGCCTTTGGCAGAAGGAATACATCAAAATGACCGTCGCTGAGGTGATCAATCAGATATCTCCGGACGCCGAGACGGAAAAGGCGCTGCTGAAAAAAGTCCGGGGCGCGAACTACGCCACCGACAAAAAGAACCTAATGGCAATCGGCAGCTTTGACGAGCAAACAGCTGAGGAATACGCGTACTGGATCTCCGAGGCGGCTGTATGGCAGAACTTTATACGGCTCCTGAAGGTCCAGAGACTTGACGAGGCGGCAGAACAGCAGTATCTCAACTGGATCGACGGCGCCGTCGTGGTGGAGGAAACCCCCAAGATCAAAGTAGTAACCGGGGATGAACAACCTGAGGAAAATTAACGCTCTCATGCTCACATACTATGTACATGAGGGTGATGAGCATGGAGCGGTACATCGTCAGGATATGCTTCAGAGACGAAATATTTGTAAAAATCGTCGACACAAAACGGCAAGCCGAGGCCCTAGCCGAGGAAATCAACAAACGTGGGTACCGGCACCATGAGGGTAACGCGGTGCGCGTTTTCGGTCCGGGCCAGGTCAGGGCGGAATACGGAAAGGAGCATTGAGCATGGCACAGATCACCAAGGGACAGATACAGCGCGTTTACGCCCTGGGCGCCGGGATCGGCATCCTGGAGAACGGCAATGAAAACGACGATCTGCACGCGCTGGTATCCAGGATCACCGGCAAGGAGCACATCAAGGATCTGACCGACACGGAGTTTAACGCTGTGGAGCGGGAGCTCATGCGGCTCATGCGATACGGTACCCGGCCCGCTCCGCTTAAAAAGTCCGCGCGCAGGACTAAACCCGAAGCCGTGCCCGGCATGATGACGCCGGAACAGCAGAGCCTCGCCTGGCGCATGATCTACCGGTTATGTGAGCTGGACAAGCAACCAACAGCGGCCACGCCCGGCGCGCGTATGGTGGGCGCCATTAATAAGATCCTCGGCATCGACGCCACGGTCGAAGCACCTTTTCGGTGGGTCGATTTTGAAAGCGGAGCCAAGCTTATCGAGCGGTTGAAGCGATATGTACGATCTGCTGAGAAAAAGCGGGAGGCTGGATGATGGATTTTATCAAGGACATCGCGGCCGAGGAGCTGACCGAGGACCAGCGGAAAATCATTGAGCTGATCGGCACGGATGCGTACTCTAAGCTGGTGGAGGCGTTCGGCGGTACAACAGTCTATATCCACAAGAAGGACGGCTTTTCGAGAACCGTCCGAAACGAGGAGATCCGCAAAAAATTCGACGGCGGGAATTACAAGCAGCTGGCCCTTGAATACTGCCTGACCGAGGTGGCGATCCGTCAGATTGTGGCAAAGATCGATGAGGAAATGAAAACCAGGCAGATCGACGGACAGGAAGATTTATTCATGGCAAACTCAGAAAACGAACATGGACAGGTGATGTAATGGACGCAGCTACATTGTTTTATACGATCGTTTCGATCGTCGGCGGAATCCTAATCGGCGTAATCGCTTATTTTCTGAAGCGCACCATTTCCCTTGTGGACAGGTGCGAGAAGGATATCAAGGAGCTGGATAAAACCAAGGCCAGCAAAGAAGAATTTTGCGCTTTCAAAAATGATGTGAAGGGGCAATTTGAAAAGCTCACCAAGGATATCGAGTGCATCCGCGAGGATTACATCACAAAAGATGACTTTTTCCGCGAACAGGCCAAAACGGATCGCAAGCTTGACATGATCCTGGACATTTTGCTCGGAAGGAAGGGCCAAAACAATGGATAAGGAAGAAATGGCGAAAAAAATCAGCGCAGGTAATTTTGTCGCCAATAACGGCCGCGTACTGCGCACCATCAACATCCTGCGCTATAAATACATCAAGCTGCGCGGCATCAATAACGCGCTGCCGGATCTGGAAGAGGATGAAATCCTCGACTGCATTAATTATCTGACCGAAGCCGGGTACATAGAACTGCGTCATGTCGAAACTAAAGTTGAAGTCGTCACAGGCCTGGCCGATCACTGTTACAAGGATCTTGAGGCTAAGCTCACCGCCAAAGGGATTCAGCTGCTTGCGTTTGGTATAAAAGATCCTCTGATCGAGGTGTAGGCCATGGAATTTTTTAAGCAGCGGCGCAAGCACTCAATCATCGACAAGCTGCCGACGGACCTTAAAGCGGCCGTCGAACAGATGATGATGAATGATTTTACATACGCGGAGATCGCGGATTTTGTAAAAAGCCAGGGCCATGAGATATCGGTATCCTCGGTCTGGCGGCACGCCAGCACCCTCAACGCCACGCTCCAAAGCCTGAAGATGGCAAATGAAAATTTTCGGGTAATGATGGAGGAAATCAGCAAGTACCCCGCGCTGGATACCACGGAGGGCATCATTAGGCTCCTGAGCCACCGAGTATTTGAAGCGATTCAGGACATGCCCCAGGACGAATGGGGCAAGATCGATCCCGAGAAGCTCATCCGGCAGGCCGGCGCGCTGATCCGCGCGGCCTCATACAAACAGAAGACCGACCTGCAGAACAAATCTATCCTGGAAGCCGGTTACGAACAGGTAAAGGTACTCGTATTTGAGGCAATGGCCCAGGAGAACCCGGAGCTTTACAAGCAGGTCAGCAAATTCCTGGAGCAAAAGAAATCAGAAACCCCGTTATAAGGCGGCATTAAAGGCCTTGGGTATAGCGCTTAGACGTGCGCTTTCTGCGGGAGGCCCGCCGCCGGAACTGTTTATACTTAACCGCTGACTTTTTGCAGGGACGGCGAATTTTAACTGATACAGTACAGAGCGGAGTGGCCCCGCAGCGCTCCGCCCCCCATAACTTTGATATCTCCCGGCGGCTCAGGCTGCGGGCACGGCGGCCGGTTGATGATATATCCCCCAATCCTCTCATTGACAAAACCTCCTAAGATCAGTAAGCGAAATTGAAACCGTGCGTATCTCTCTCCTTGTACATTGGCGGAGCGGCCCGCAGCGCTCCGCAGCCTCCTAAGAGATCTCCCCGGCGGGACGGAAGACCCGTCCCCTACAAAAAGGAGCGTATGACATTGAATTGGTATGTGCTGCAGGTACGCACAGGCAAGGAGCCTGACATCAAAAGCGAGATGAAACGACAGGGATACACGGCGGCGGCGCCCACGGAGATTCGCACCGAGCGGAAGGGCGGCAAGTGGCACGAAAAGCTTAGAATCGTATTCCCGAGTTACGTTTTTATCAAGCTGGATCTCACCGACGAGGATTTTTACAAAATACGCGATGTCCCAGGTGTCATTCGTTTTCTGGGCGTCGGCCGGCCGGAGCCGATCCGCGAGGATGAGGAATACGTCATTGAATGGCTTGACAATGACGACAGCCCGCTGGAGCCTTCCGGATTGGTCTATTGCGCCGGCAACACGGTCATGGTCGTCTCAGGCCCCCTGAAGGGCCACGAAGGCACGATCATCAGGATCAACAAGCGGCAGCGCCGCGCGTTGCTGGCCATCACAATTAACGGATCACTACGGGAATTTTCGCTTTCTGTGAAAGCGCTGGATCCCCGGGAAGCATATGAGGGCGGCCCATGAACCTATTGCTTTTTGTATGCGCATTCTTATCTTCCAACTACAGCGACTTCTATGATGTGATTCTCTGCAGACGGCAGCGGCTCCCGCGTCCTCCTGGGAGATACGGCTCCAGGCTGCGGAGTACACATAAACGTCCTCAATGCATACGATATCCGACCGGTTTTGTTTAGCATTTTGTTCATATGGGAATCGTGAGGGCGTTTAAAGCTTAATATCCCCTTGGCAGTAAGCCTCACCGGATCGGAGAAGCGCCGACCCCAAGGGGAATATTTAACGAAGCATTAAAACTTTATAAAACGTTCTGAGCCGGCTGGGGTTGATTCGTCCCCCGCCCCGGCGGGAACGCCACATAAAACCCGCTCCACCGGCGCAAAATGACGCGCAGGATGGCGCAGCACGTCCACGCGGGCGTGTTTTTTATACCAGCAAATCACCCAATTGATCGCAAGGTATTAAAGAGCCGTTCAAACGCGTTCAATTTGAGCGTGTTTTGGAAACGCGGGTCAGAGGGCCGGGAGGAAAACCCGCCCAGAAACGCCACAGAGACGCCCGAGAGGGCTATGACGATATCAAAGACTGGAGGGCCGAAATGAATCCGCTCCAAAAACACGGCGTCGCCGAGCTGACAAAAGCCATCAAGGCGACGGAAAACAAAAAGAAGGGCATCACCGGTGACGTGGAAGCAATCAGGGAAAAGCTGAAGGTAATCATGGCCGCCGTGGAGAATCCGGTACCGAATAGGGTGATTGACGATGAATAGCCTGGCGCCCCTTACTTATAATCAAAAGGAATATTACGACCGCTGTTTTAAATCCTGGTTTAATGTGGCCGAGGGCGGCAAGCGCGGAAGTAAAAACGTGCTTAATACATTAATATATTGTGTGATGCTGGAGACGCACCCGGACAAGATCCACTTGGCCGCCGGCGTCAGCCAGGCAACGGCAAGGCTTAATATTTTAGACTGTAATGGATACGGGCTGAAAAACTATTATGAAGGCCGGTTCCGCGAAGGCAAATATGAAGGCCGCGACTGTTTATACATCCAGACAACGACCGGAGAGAAGGTTGTTTTGATCTCCGGCGGCGGTAAAAAGGGAGACAAGGATCTGATCCAGGGCAACACTTACGGTATGGCGTACATCACCGAGGCGAACCTGTGCCACCAGGATTTCCGGCGGGAGGTTTTCGACCGGACGCTCAGCAGCTCCGACCGCAAGGTATTTCACGATCTCAACCCTAAAGCCCCCACCGATCCTTATTATACCGATGTATTAAACTTCCATGAGGCCCAGCAAAAAAAAGACCCTTCATACGGATATAATTACGGTCATTTTACGATTGCCGACAACATGTCCATGCCGATGGACAAGGTCAAAGCCCTCCTTAAGACCTATGATAAAAACACCGTCTACTATAAGCGCGATATCCTCGGCCAGCGCATCGCGGCGGAAGGTCTTATTTATCAGGCGTTTGCTGATGATCCGGAGGCCTACACCATCGACAAGGCGCCGGATATCATGCTGGCGACGATCGGCGTAGACTTCGGCGGAAATAAATCCGCGCACGCCTTTGTCTGCAACGGCATGACGCCGCGATACGGCAAGGTCGTCACACTCGACGATTATTACCGCAAGGAGATCATCTCCCCCAAGCAGCTGGAGGAGGACTTTGTCAATTTCGTCCGGCGCTGCCAGTCCAAATACCGTGTTACAGAGATCTACTGCGATAGCGCCGAGCAGGTATTGATCCGGGGCCTCAGAAACGCGGCGGTAAAAGCCAGGCTGAAGGTCAACATCAACAATGCCGTCAAAGGAGAGATCACCGAGCGCATACGCGGTTATGTGATGCTGATGAGCCAGGGGCGATATCAGATCATGCGCCAATGCAAAAATACGATCGCCGCGCTGAGCGGCGCCATGTGGGACCCGGACGAACTTACCGATACCAGGCTTGACGACGGGACTCTAAACGTGGACAGCCTTGACGCGATGGAGTACAGCACTGAAAAGTTTATGCAAAACATTTTAGACATGGCATTATTGCAGTAAGGACGTGATCGATTGAATACTATCCGCAGCATACTGGAGGGAATGGGGTACAGCATCCCGCCATCCTCTACATACAAATTAATATCGCTCTGGGCGTCCTGGTACAAAGGCCATAACAAAAGCTTCCATGATTATTATCATTATAATGGTATAACCAAGCTGAAGCGCACGCGCCGAAGCCTCAATATGGCCAAAAAAGTCTGCGAGGACCACGCAAATCTTAACCTCAACGAAAAAGTGCAGATTACCGTTAGTGACAATAACGCGCAAGAGTACATCGAAAATGCCTTGGAAAAAAATAAATTCCGTGTTCAGGGTAACAAGCTGGTGGAACGGGCTTTTGCCCTCGGCGTCGGCGCCTTCGTGGAACACGCTGACGGCAAAGGCGGCGTCATGATCGACTACGTTCGTGCCGATATGATCTTCCCTCTCAGCTGGGACGGCGATACGGTCACAGAGTGCGCCTTCGGCAGTATCAAGAATTCCGGCAAACAAAAAACGATCTATCTCAACATCCACACCTTGGATGACAGCGGAAACTATATTATCGAAAACAAGCTGGTGCCGGTCAACGGGGACACCAACGGCGCCGCAAAAGCAGACGAGAACGGGCTTCTGCCCAACGGCATGGCCTCGACCGTAAAAACCGATTCGCCGACGCCGCGCTTTCAGTTGATCGGCCCCAACACGGCAAATAATATAGACCTCGACAGCCCGATGCCCATATCTGTATTTGCCAATGCAATTGATCTGCTTAAGAGCATTGATCTGGTCTACGACTCCTACGATAACGAGTTTCGCCTGGGCAAAAAGCGCATTATGATCAACGGAGCCATGACAAAGATCGTCGTTGATCCAAGCTCCGGTGAGCAGGTCCCTGTTTTCGACGATAACGACACGGAGTTTTACGGGCTACCGGAATTCACGGAAGACAAAAACCCGATCCATGAGATCAATATGGAACTCCGTGCCGATGCTCACGACAAGGCGCTCCAACGCTTCCTTAACCTGCTATCCGATAAATGCGGCCTTGGAAACGACCGCTATATCTTTGAAAAAGGAACAGCTAAAACCGCGACAGAGGTTATCAGTGAAAAGTCTGATTTGTACCAGAACCTGAAGAAAAACGAGTTGGTGATCGAGGAGGCTTTAGTCGGGCTCTGCCATGCCGTCGCCGAGATTGGCGGCGTCAGCTCTAATTTTGAGGTTGACATAGCTTTTGATGACTCCATCATCGAAGATACCACCGCGAAGCGTAATCGCGTCCAGGTGCTGGTTACCCAAGGTAAATTCCCCTTATGGCGGTACCTGAGAGACTACGAAGGTTACAGCGAAATCGAGGCAAAGACGATTGAGGCAGAAACGAAAACCACCGGGGAAACAATCAATTTTGGTGACGATGATTCGGGGGTGTAGCGCATGCTCACACCCGAATACCTTGATGGTATCGCCGGGCCGCTGCAGGAGATATATTCTGAGCTTCAGACCGTGATACAACAGGATATTGCCCGGAGAATCGCAAAAGCGGAGTACTCCATCACTGATACGGCCGCATGGCAAATCATCAAGCTTCAGGAGATGGGCGAAAGCCAGGCGAGCATCCAGGCGGAAATCGCCAAAACGCTGAACCTGTCTGACAAGGAAATCAAGGCGCTTTTTAAGACCGCTGGGCTTAAATCGCTGAAGACCGATATTGACCTTCAGAAGGCTGCCGTCGAGACCGGTAAGCTGCCCGCCGGCACAATCCCGCTCACCGCGTCGCCGGCCGTCGCGCAGGTACTAAACGCGAACGCCATTCGCACCGTGAACACGTTGAAGGAACTGACAGGCACGGTAGCCATCGACGCTAGCGGCAAGCTCAATCAATATCTGGACCAGGCGCAGCTCATGGTACAGTCGGGAGCGTTCACCGAGCAACAGGCAATCGATGCTACCGTAAAGAAGCTCGCAGCGGAAGGCGTTTCATATTTTGATTACACTTCCGGGGCGCGGATCAGCGTCGAGGCCGGAGTACGGCGCGCGGTTGTCACCGGCGTTAATCAGGCCACGGCGGAGATAAGCCTCAACAATGCCGCCGAGCTGGAGACAGACCTGGTAGAGGTCACCAGTCACGCCGACGCCCGCCCGGAGCACGCAGCATGGCAGGGCGGTATATACAGCATATCCGGAACCAGCCGGAAATATAAAGGCCTTCGGGAAGCCACCGGCTACGGCACGGTTAAGGGGCTCTGCGGCGCCAACTGCCGCCACAGCTTTTACGCTTATATAGAGGGCGTATCTGAACAGGTACCCAAAGAAAAATACGATCCAGACATATATGAAGCTGAGCAGGAGCAGCGCAGACATGAGCGCCAGATTCGAGGTTGGAAGCGGAGAGCCGCCACACTGGAGGCTGGCGGCGTTGACAACACCAAGGAGCTGCTGAAGGTCCGGGAGTGGCAGAATCGCCTGAAGGATCACCTGGACAAAACCGGGCTTTCGCGGCTGCCGGGCCGTGAACAGGTGCCCGGCTTCGGCAAGCAGCTTTCACAGAAAGCGGTCCAAGCTGAGAAGAAGCATTATGCCGATATGGTGAAGCTCCTGGGAGAGGACAAAGCGCCGTCGTCCTTTGATAATTATAAGGATCTGAAGTATAATAATTCTGAAATATTCAAAGGCCTGCAGAAGGAATACAAAACGGCCAAGCAAGAGCAATGGGTCCAGCAGGTTATGGACGAAAACTCCGACATTGCGGGTTATAAGGTTTTCGATAAGGCTTCAGATATTCCGCAGTGGGTCAAGGACCAGGCAAACAACTGGGCTCCGGATGAGAAGGCGGCGCTTACATACTACACGTCACACGAGTATTCCAAGATTAACAGATTTTTACGCGGAAGGGCTGACGCGAGCCAGGATATCCGGGCGAAGATCGACAGCATCACTGCGGCCATCGATAAGGCCGATATTACCGAGAACATTGTCACTTGGCGCGGTGCGAACTTCTCCAACTTTACGCAGGCCGACTGGCTTAAAGCAAGCCCGGTAAATTCCTGGGCCGGCAATATCATCATGGACCCGGCGTTTTCATCAACATCAATGCTGAAAAACAGCGCGTTTTCGGGAACACCCATATTTATGGAGATCCTGGTGCCGGCAGGCAGCAAAGGTGCTTTTATCAGTCCGATCAGTTCATTCAGCAGTGAATATGAAATGCTCTTTCAGAAGGGATCATCTTTTATGATTCTGGAAGCAGAAGAGCAAATAGGTAAAACGTTTATCAAAGTACTTTACAAGGGGGTTATCGATTAATGAGCATAACGGGAAGAATGGCAGATACGCAATTCGGCGTAAAGACGCCGCTGTGCAACATATGCCAAAATCAGCTGAAGCACAAATTCGACAACGCACATCCGGATAAGCCGATCATGACCTGCCGAGAGCTTGGCGATATCCCAGCGGAGCTGCTGCTGGCAAAATCCTTCACCTGCGGCAAGTTCATATTGGATGAGGAGAAATATAAAACATATAAGGATCTCTTGCCAATAGAATTTAACCCAAGTAAATGAATGACCGCCTGACCTGAATGGCCGGGCGGTTTTCATATTCGAAAATTATAACGGAGGAGCATTATGGATAAATACATCGGGACAAAAATCGTAAGAGCGGAGCCCATGACGGTGATAGAGGCGCAGAAGCTGCTGCAGAGAAAAATCAAGCCCGCCGTATACGCCGACGACGACGGTTATCTGGTCGGATATGGAGACGGATATCAAAGTTGGTCGCCGAAGGATGTCTTTGAAAAGGCCTACCGGCCGATCACAGGAATGACCTTCGGGCTGGCGTTGGAGGCGCTGAAGGATAAGCATCGCGTATATCGCGCCGGATGGCATAGCAAGGGCATGTGGATCAGTTTGGTGGAGCCTGATGAATACGCGGTCGCAGGCGTCATATTTGGTGACGCGGAGCGGGCGGCTCCGTATATCGCGATGCGGACAGCAGATAAAGCTTTCGCCCCCTTCACGCCGACGCAATGCGACGTCCTGGCCGAGGACTGGACAATCGTTGTTTAAACATCTTTATAATGTGATTTAAGCGGCCTTAAAAGGCTGCTTTTATAATCAAAAAAAATACCCCTTCGGGCGGGGGACTAAACAAGGCCCGCCGCGATACCGGGACTTGCCGGACTATTAAGGACAGCGGAAGAAAGGAAATTATTATGTTGGAATGGCTCAAAACGATCTTAGGCGATGCCTACACGGACGAAATTGACGCCGCCGTCTCTCAGGAGATCGGCAAGGGCTTTGTCGCGCGCAAAGACTTTAACGACGCCAATGACTCAAAAAAAACCCTTGAAACGACACTCACAAACCTTGCCAAATCGCTATCGGTTGAACCTGATGCTCTAACCGGGAAGGTTACCGAGCTGCTGACCACAGCCGCCACGGCCTCTGAAACTCATGCTGCCGAGCTGGCAAAGGTCAAACTCAACGCCGCAATTGAAACGCGCCTGATCAAGGAAGGCGCCGTCAACATGAAGGCGGTAAGAGCGTTGCTCGATAACGACAAGATCAGCCTGGATGGGGATACCGTCAAAGGGCTGGACGAACAGATCACGGCAATCAGGACATCGGACAAATGGGCTTTCGCGTCATTGACGCCGGTTACGCCCCCTCCGAGATCCGGAGATCGTCATGGCGGCGCAGGAGGCGACGCGGCGGACGTAAAAGCAGCCAGAGCCGAGGAGATCACAAATACTCTCTACGGCAAAACGGAATAATACGCGCCGGCTGTACGCCGGCAGAAAGAAGGTTAATCAATGGCACTCACTCTCGCAGAAGCCCAGGCCTTATCCCAGAGCAGACTCACACAGTTCGTCATCGACGAATTCCGCAAAAGCGCGCTGCTTGACCTGCTGCCGTTTGACAACACAGTCAAACCCGGCGGCGGACAAAGCCTGGCTTACACCTACAATCGCGTAACAACCCTTCCCTCAGCGGCATCCCGCGCGATCAACTCCGAGTACGCCGCACAGGAGGCAAAGACCACCTCCTACACCGTCACGCTAAAGCCCCTTGGTGGCGCTTTTGAACTGGACCGCGTGATCATTAAAAACGAAAAACAGGTCGTTGATCACGTTGATTTCCAGTCGGCACAGAAGGCTGCCGCCACCCGCGCCCTCTTTTCGGATCTCTTCATCAACGGTGACAGCGGCAGCGTGGCCACAAACTTTGACGGGGTCGACAAGGCAGTCACCGGCTCAAGCACCGAGATTACCCCCGCAGCCGCAATAGACCTTTCCACGTCAGCCAATATTGATACCAACTGGAAGGCGTTTCTCGACAATCTGCGCAAACTCCGCAGCAAGCTCGACGGCACACCCACGCTGTACCTCATGAACAATGACATGTACGCAGTGTTCCAGTCCGTAATGGACCGCGCCGGCATCAATCTTGCCAGCAAGTCGAATTACGGAGATGAGGCCTTACAGTGGGGGCCGTCTATCGTCATGGCCCTTGGGGACAAGCCCGGCACCAGCAACCCGATCATCGCGACAGCCACAGGCGAGACGTCCATCTATGCTGTCCGCCTTGCGCTGGACGGCGTACACGGTGTTTCTCCCGACGGTGACACGCTCGTCGAGACATATTTACCCAACATGACGCTCCCCGGAGCTGTCAAAAAGGGTGAGGTTGAGATGGTCGCGGCAGTCGCGGTCAAAGCCTCCCGCGCAGCCGGCGTACTGCGCGATATCAAGATCGCATAGCAAGTATACGACATTGCGGGGAGCGGGATCAAACCCGCTCCCCAAAGAAAGGATGAGCTATGGTAAAAATCATTGCACCCGTTCAGGGGTATAATGGCGAGACGGCGGGCGTCAAATTTGAAAACGGTGTCGGAGAAACGGACAGCGCCCGCCTGGTCAACTGGTTTAAAGGCAAAGGTTACACCGTCGATGACGAAAAATCCGCAGAGCCGGCACCCAAAGCCCCGCCGGCACCTAAAATCCAGCCGGTACCTGAAGCACCAGA